CGGCACCGCCGATGCTGGAAACTGCACGCAGCATTGCGTTCTCCCATATGGATTGACGAGCGGCCTGCTGGTTGAGGGCAGGCCGCTTGCTCCGGTTATGCCGGAGGCCGGTACATCAGGTCTGGCTGAACAGGATCAGGCCCGCCATTTCCGGGTTGGTCATGCCGACGCCAAAGCGGGTGTCGGTACGGTACTTGTACTTCTTCGTATTGATGTCGAAGAACTTGTACATAATCACGTCGATGCCCAGTTCGGTGGTGGCGCGCATGAAGCCGGCCCCGGCGGCGGTCAGGCCGTCGTCGACACCGTTGCGGCCCGGCAGCAGCTCAATCGCGCGCTCATCCCAGAAGGCGCAGACGTTGCTCGAGACCGTGTTCAGGAACGTGATCGCGGCGCCGTTGGCCGGGGTCGCGGTGACGTTCTTGTACTCGGATTCGGCCTGGGTCGGCGACGAGTCGGCCGCGATGATCGGCGGCGAGAACGTGATCACGCCCGAACCACCGGCGCCGGACACGATGCCGGTGATGGTGAAGGTCTTGAGCTGGCCGGTGTCGACCTTGCTGATGTGGTGCACCGCGTTGACGCCCGCGATGGTGAAGCGGTCGCCCACCTTGACCGTGCCGGAGGTCACGGCGATGGTGATGTTCATGTAGCGGTTGTCGACGTTGCCGGTCTCGCCCGTGGTCGCGGTCGAGGTGGCGCGCGGCACGAAGCGGCGGTTCGCAGCGGTGGCTTCGTTGATGGTCACGGTCACGCCGGCCGCTGCCGTCAGGCGGTAGGTGTAGTCCGACTTGAAGGTGTCGAAGCCGGACACGTTGCCGACGAACGCCTTCTCGTAGGCGGTGTTCACCTTCGGGTTGGCCGAGGTCTGCGGCTTGGCCAGGTTGCCGGCCATCGCGTTGTAATCGCGCGCATGCAGCACCGCCACCCGGCGCGAGGCGTCGCCCACCAGGCCCTGCTCGATCATCAGCGCGTCGGCCAGCGACAGGTCGTCGTAGCCGGAAGCGGCGCTGGTGCGCTTGACCACCAGCGTGCCCTGCTGGCCGGCCACGGTGGCGCAGGCCAGGTTGATGTCGGTGGCCAGGCGCGACATGGCGCTTTTCAGCTTGCGCTCGCGCTGCTGCGGGTCGTTCAGGTCGTCGGACGTCATGGTCCACGGCACCGACTTGTTGTAGCCGAGGCCAATCGGCACCGACAGCTGGGTGACGTCGGCAAACGAGGCCGAGATATCGGTGCCGGCGGCGCCGTCGACCGAGACGCTGACATACGGGACCGGGCGCCAGATCTGGGTGCCCTGCGAGCGCTCCAGCACGGTGGCGTCGGCGTTGAACTTGGAGACGTTCTTGCCGATGGTCAGGGTGTCGTCGAAGCCGGCGATCAGCTCGTCGAACAGGACGGTTTCTTGCTTGCTAAATGCAGTGGCCATGAATGGCTCCTATCAGGTGGCGCTGCGAAGCTGCTGGCGGCGGTAGGCGGCGACCTTGGAACGGTCCCCGGTACGGTCGGCCTCGGCTTCGAGTTGCGCGAGTTTGGCGTCCACCGACCCTGCGGCCGGCGCTGAGCCGCGCACCACGGTTTCCGGTGGCGGCGGGGGCTTGCGGTTGGTGACGGACAATTTGTCCTCCAGCTTGGCAACCGCAAAGGCGAACTTCACGGGGTCGGTGATCGAGGCGAGTTTCTGGACTTCGGCCGGGTTCTTGCCGAGCGCGTATTTCAGCGTGGCGGGCTTGGCGGCGGCGTGCACGATGATGCCGATCTGGGTCGGGGAAAACAGCCCGTCGACCACCGCTTCGGCATCCTCGTAATCGCGCACCTTGAGCGTCGCCTTTTCAGTGGCGAACGCGGCCAGGCGGGACTGGTAGTCCTCCTGCGCCTTGCGCTGCTGCTCGGCCTGCGCCTGCTGCTCGGCCTTGCGCGCCCGTTCCTGCTCCTGCCACGCGGTCAGCTTCGTCTCGAAGGCTTCCTCGTCGTAGTCGCAATCGGCTAGGGTCGGCTTGGCCACCGTGGCGGCGTTGGGCTCGGCCTGCTCGGCCAGCTTGGCTTCCAGCTCGCGGATCCGCTTGGCCTTCTCGCGGTCCGACTTGCGCAGGTCCTTGACGAACTGCGGCGCTGGTTTCCCGTTGAACTCATCCTCGTCTGCGGGCGGCGGCTCCGCATTGCCGATGGTGACGATTACCTCGTCCTCTGCCACCTCGTCCGAAGGTTGTTCGGTCTGCGCAACGCCGGACGTCTCGTCCGCTTGCTGCTCAGTCGTCACCTGTTCGGTCGGGTCGGCCTGATCCACTTCGATCACATCGTCGTTATCTGCCAGTAATGTCATACGACTCCCTTTTGACTCACCGATATGGCTCGGTGGAAACCATGGGAGGATGATAGATTGAAACTATTTGATTTGCAACAACAATAGGCACTCACGGCGCTGGGGCGGGCGGTTGCGCCATCTGCTGCGCCGCTTGTTGCTCGGCCAGTGCCGCCTGGCGCTGCTCCAGCCCGTGCGCGCCGAGCTGGGTCGCGAGGTCGACCGCGTGCTGCTCGCGCCCCTGCTCGACCCCGGCCAGGGTGGCGATGGTGTCGGCGTTGGTCTGTCCGACCTTGGCTTCGGTCAGCACCGCGTCGGCGTCGGCCTTCTTGGCGTCGGCCAGCGCCTTGGCAGCCGAGGCTTGCAGGAACTGGGCATTCGGGTCCGGCGGGGCGTTCGACTGCTCCTGTGCCAACGCCGCCTTTTCCTCGTCGGTCGGTTTGACCACGCCCATCCGCACCATCTTGTTGCGGAAGAAGTCGCGCACGTCGGCCAGCCCCTCGCCTTCCATGTTGAGCATCGACATGGACGACAGCACCGCCAAGGTTTCCGGATCCTGCGTGACCTGCATCATTCCAGTCAGCGCGCGCACGGTGGCGGCGCGCTTGCTGGAACTGGACGGGCCGACCTCGACATTCACATCGAACTTGGCCTTGCCCAGATCGTTCTCCAGCACATCGGCGCCGGACTCGTCCACGGTGGGGCGGTACAGTTCGATGCTGCCGACCGCGCCGTCGTGGCTGACCGATTTCATCTTGCGGCCGTCCTCGACATACACGTCCTTGGCCATGCCCAGCCAGACTTCCCCGATGCGCTTGACCGCCTTGGCGAAGTTGTCCATGTAGATGTAGGTTTGCATGTCGAGCTTGTTCTGCACCAGCTCGACCGCCTGCTGGTTGCCCAGCAAGTCCTGGAGGTCCTGCTCGGAAATCTGCATCAGCCCGGCCATCGCGGGCGGGATCAGCGGTGCCTTGGTGTAGCCAATCGGCCCGGCCGGCAGCTTCTGGCCGTTGGCGTCGGTCATCGGGTTGACCAGCAGGTACGGGTAGCGCTCGATGTTGTCGGCCGACCACATGCCGGTGTGGCCCTGCATCTGCTCGGGCGTGAAGATCGGCTTTTCGACGTCGAAGCGGGCCGCCATCTCGGCCAGCCACGAACGCAGCATGTTGGCCAACTGCTGGGCGTCCTTGGCCAGCCGCACGTGTCCCATGCAGCGCTCGACCCCGTCCACGAACCAGCGCTTGCCGTAGAACGGCACAATCGGAATGTGGCAACCGGCGATCAGGCCGCCATCCTCCAGCACCTTGGACCCGGACAGGATGTACTTGTGGACCCGCTGCACCGTGATGCGCTTGCTGCGCACCTCGCGAAAGCCGGTGGCCTGCAATTCCGCGCGCTTGCCTTCGGCATCCAGTTCCGCGTCGGTAAAGCGCAGTTCGTTCGGCTCGCCGTCGCCCAAGGCCATGCCTTGAAACACGTGGACGGTCTGGGTTTGCTGCTCGATCTCGTAGTATTCGGCCACGTACACCGCTTCCGGCGTGGCCCAGTCGAATTCGCTCTGGTGGATCTGCTTGTCCCAGGTGGCCGGGTTGTCGTCGTACTTCTCGGTGTAGGCGTCGCGGCTCATGCCGGTCAGCACCACGCCCCACTGGGCATCAGCCTTGTCCTGGCGCTTGGCGTCGAGATCGAAGAACACGCACGCATCGGCGTCGGTGACCGGGATGATCTTGATCCGCTGGCGGGTGTCGTCCTCGTCGGCGTCGTCCTCGTAGCAGGTAGTCAGGCGGCAGGCGCCGAAGCCGCCCGAGACGCCTTCGTCAAACATGTTGTCGTAGGCTTCCTGCGCGCCCGAGTCCTGCTCGTCGGCGCGAAACAGGCCATCGCAGGCGTCGGCCAGCCGGTCGTTCTGCGAGCCATCCTTGCTGGTGAAGTCGACTGTGATGCGGTTGGCGCGGTACTCGTTGAAGATCCGGATCACCGCCAGATGCACCTTGTTCATCTCGAAGCGCGGCTTGTTGGCGAACTGCTCGCCCAGCTTGCCCTCCCACTGCGCCCCGGTGACCGAGGCAAAGCGCCGGTCTTGCAGGCATTGCAACCGTTCGCCGCCGAGCGTGGCCTGCGCCTTGTTGATGCGGCTGTAGGCGCGCGCATGGACGCGCTTCAGGCGTTCTTCCTTGGAAATCCCAGACATAGCGCGCGGCCCTTTTTTATTGCAATACCGATAGTTTAACGCTATCGCTTGCAAAAGGGAAAGAAATGCGCTATCGGCGCCACGCGGAGCGGATCGGCTCCGGCATCACGTTCTGGACCGGGGGCGGCTTGTCGCGGCTCATGAAGCACATCATCAGGGCGTCGGCCATGTTCGGAGACGGGATCTTCTTGGCGCGCATTTCGTCCTTGCTGACCAACTGGATCAGGCGGCTGCCGGAGGTGCGCTTGCGCTGCTGGCGCACCAGTTCGGTCTTGAGTTGCTCCAGATCCTTGATTTCGGATGACAGGCTGATCAACTGGGCCGGGTCGAAGTATTCCCCTTTGGTGACAGCCTTGTAGGTGTTCTCGAAGCGGTCGCGCAGCAGCCACCATCCCATCGCGCGCAGGTTGCGAAACACATCTTCGTTGAGGCGGTCGTCCTTGTACTTGCCCGGCCACGGCGAATCGCCGGCCCCGAAGCCCTGCACTTCGATGTTGCGCCCGGCGATGCGCTCTTTCAGTCCGACCTTGACCCCGGCACCGACGCCGATGCTGTCGTACACGATCAGGTCGGCGCGCTGGTCGAACGCCTCGTCGAAGGCCTTGGCGATGGCATCGTCGATGTCGCCGTCGCTCCATTTGCGCACGTCCTCCACGAACATGCCGTAGCGGCGCGCGGTGGCCTTGGCGTCGCTGCCGGCGTCGGCCGGGTCGAA